TCCACCCTGGTGCCGGCGGCGGAACTGTCCGGTGTCTCGGCACAGACCTTCGAGACGGGGCTCAAGAAGCTCGCCACCACGATGTTCGAGGCGGCCACGGGCTCGGAGGAGTCCGCCCGGCGCCTCAAAGCGCTGGGCGTGGCGTTCCAGAACCAGGACGGTACGCTGCGCGCGACCGATGCGGTGCTGCTCGATCTGGCCGACCGTTTCAAGGCCATGCCCGATGGGGCGCAGAAGTCGGCGCTGGCGGTGCAGATCTTCGGCAAGAGCGGCGCGGAGCTCATCCCCTTCCTCAATCAAGGCCGTGAGGGGATCGCGGCGCTCACCGGCGAGATGGCGGCACTCGGCGTGCAGATCGGCGGCGACACCGCGGCGCAGGCCGAGGTGTTCAACGACTCGCTGGCCAAGCTGCAGCTGGCTGCGACGAGTCTGGCCAACCGGGTGATCGAGGCCTTCCTGCCGGCCCTGAACGAGATGGCCGGCGGCATGGTCGAGTCGGCCAAGCAGGGCGGCAGCTTGCGCGTGATCCTGGACGGCGTAGTGTTGGTGCTCAAGACCCTGGCGCTGGGTGCCGCCACGGTCGGCAAGGCCTTCGTCGCACTCGGCGAGGCGATCGGCGCCGGCGTGGCAGCCGCCGTGCAAGCCTTGCGCGGCAACACCGCCGGGGCCCGCGCCATCATCGCCGAACTCAAGGGCAGCCTCGTGCGGCGGCTGGACGAGTTGGCCGAGTTCCGGGACAGCCTGTTCGACCCCAAGCCCATCGAGGTCCAGGCGCCCAAGGTGCAGGCCGACCCGGCGTTGCTGCAACGGCTCACGGCTCCGGGCAAGACCCGCGACACGGCGAGCGCCCTGGCGGCGCTGCGCAAGGCGCAGATGGACGCCGAGTTTGCCCTGCTCAAAGACGGCCTCGAACGCCAGCAGCGCGCGCTCGATGAGGCGCTGCAAGACCGGCTGCTCTCGATCCGCGACTACCATGCGCGCAAGACCGCGCTCGAACAGCGCGAACTCGACGCCGAGATCGCCCGCCGCCGGCAGGAACTCGCTGCCAGCCAAGCCGTCGCGACCAACCCCCGCGCTGCCGAATCGGACCGACTGCGCGCCAAAGCGCAGATCGCCAAGCTCGAGGCCGACCTCATCGTCCTCAACGACCGCCGCGCCGACATCGAGGTCGCCAACGCCCGCGCCGCCGCCCAGGCCGAGCGGGAACTGGCCGACGCACTGGCCGCCGCGCGCGAGGAACTCGCCCAGCTCACCGGCACCGACACGGCGGCAGACCGGCGCGCCGCGATCGAGCGCAGTTACCGGGATCTTCGCGCACGCCTGGCGGCCGAGAACGACGCCGCGGGCGTGGCGCTGATCGACCGGCTCATCGACGTGAAGGCCGCGCAGGCCAACCTCGCCCGGCTGGAACAGGAGTGGCGGCTCGTCACCGAGCGGCTGCGCAACGCCCAGGAGGCGATCCAGATCCAGAGCCAAGCGGGGCTGCTCACCGAAGCCCAGGCGCGCCGGCAGATCGTCGCCTTGCAGCAGCAGTCCGCCGCCGAGATGCAGCGGCTGCTGCCCGCGATGCAGCAGGCCGCGCAGGCCATCGGGCCGGAGGCGGTGCTGCGGGTGCAGGCCTGGCGCAACGAACTGGAGCGCACGCGGCTCGTCACCGACGAACTGGCCCCCGTGTGGAACCGCATCGGCGAGGGCTTCGGCAACGCATTGCAGGGCATGCTGACTGGCGCACAGACGCTGCGCGAGGGGCTCTCCAGCATCTTCCGCAGCATCGCCGATGCCTTCCTGCAGCAGATGGTGATCCAGCCCTTCCAGCAGTGGGTGGCGATGCAGGCGCGCATGCTCGCGCTCAAGCTCGGCTTCCTCCAGCAGGAGCAGGCGATCGAGCAAGCGGCGGCCGCCCAGTCGGTCGCGCAGAAGTCCGCCGAGACCACCGCCAAGGTGTCGATGGACGCGGCCCAGGCCGGATCGGGCGCTGCGGCCTCGCAGGCCTCCATCCCCATCGCCGGGCCCGCGCTGGCCATCGCCGCGATGGCGGCGATGGTGGCCGCGGTGATGGCGCTGCTGGGCAAGACCAAGAAGTTCGCCGCTGGCGGCTTCGTCACCGGCCCCGGCACCGGCACCTCCGACTCCATCCCGGCGCGGCTGTCGGCGGGCGAGTACGTGATCCGCGCCGCTGCCGTCAAGCGCGTGGGCGTGGCGTTTCTGGACGCCATCAACGGCCTGCACGCCCCGCCGGTGTGGGACGGGCGGCGTCTGGCCTTCGCGGCGGGTGGCCTAGTGCCACAGGTCAACGTGCCGCCTGCCCAGCCCCAGGTCAGCCAGGCGGTGCGCATCGTCAACGCCATCGACCCGGGCGTGACCCACGACCATCTGCAAACGCCCGCCGGCGAGCGGGTGATCCTCAACATCATCGGGCGCAACGCGCGCGCGGTGCGCGCGGCGCTCCAGGGATAGCCATGGCCTTGCTGTTCATCGACGGTTTCGATCACTACGACCCGCAGGCACTCGACCCCTTCGGCGACCCGTGGCTGGCGCGCGGCAAGGCGGCGTACCTGTCGCCGCAGGCCGCGCGCATCCCCGGCCGGCGACCATCGTCCTACGCCTTGCGCCTGCCGGCCGGCGCCGGGGGCGGGTATGTGAAGAACCTGGAGACCGGGCGCACCAGCCTCATCGTGGGCACGGCACTGCGCGTGGCGCCGTTCGAGAACACCGGCGAGGAGCCGGTGCTGCTGGGCGTGCGCGACGCATCCGCGCAGGTGGCGCACCTCGTCAAACTGGGCGAGGACGGGCGGCTCAAGCTCTACCGCCGGCAGTACGGATACGACCAGCCGATCTCGACCTCGGTCACCACCGCCCCGGCGCGCGGCTGGCATTACGTCGAACTGCAGGTCGTGCAGGGCACAAGCAACGGCACGCTGAACGTGCGCGTCAACGGCGTGCTCGCGATCACCCTGTCGGCGCAGAACACGACCCAAGGCGGCGGGCCGCTGCTGACCGCTTTCGTGGGCGCGGTGCCGGGTGAGTATTGCCGGGTGACCACGGACGTGGACGACCTCTATCTCGCCGACACCTCGGGCACGATCAACAACACCTTCCTCGGCGACGTGCGGGTCGATGCGCTTCAAGCCCAGGCCAACGGCGCACAGAACCAGTGGACGGTCGAGGGCGCGGCGTCCGCCTGGCAGGCGGTGAGCGACGGCGACGAAGCCACGGCCATCCGTGCGGCCACGGCGGGCCTGCGCCAGACCTTCGACGTCGAGGCGCTGCCCGTGATGACCACCCCGGCGATCCACGGCGTGCAGGTGACGCTGCTGGCGCGCAAGACGGATGCGGGCAGCGGCCGCGTGCGCGCGCTGGTGACGAGCGGCGCGCAGATGGCGGTCAGCAGCGACATCAACTTGCAAGAGCAACTGGCCTGGCACACGGCGCTGTTCGAGCGCAACCCGAACGGCAACGTGCAGTGGACGGAGGGCGCCTTCAACGCCGCCGAGTTCGGCGTGGAGTCGGCATGACGGATCGGGTCCTGCCTGAGGTGGTGGCCGAGGTCGGTGGCCAACCCACACCGGGGGTGAGCGTTGTCGAGCAACGGGCCGAGTCGATCTCGCGCCCGGTCGCCACGGCGCTGACCGCCTCGGCATGGGTCGAGACTTCGGCCCAGCCGCTGCCGATCCCCCACCTCTCGACGCTGTGGGCCGAGACGTTGGCCGAGCCCGCGCCGCCGCTGCGCGCCGCCGCCTTGCTCGTCGAGGTGTTGCGCCGCGACACCGCCGCGGCGGCGATGGTCGCCGGCGCGATGGAGGCCTTCGGCGAGACGCCCTGGCCCAAGGCTCCACGCGGGGTGTTCGCCTTCCGCCACGACTGGGCCGAGCCCCTGGTCGAGCGCTTGCAATGGGCCACCGGCGTGGTGCGGCTCGCCTCGGGCAATGAGGCGCGGCAAGGGCTGCGGCGCGTGCCGCGGAGATACATCACCTATCACGTGGGCCACGCTCGCGCGAGCGACGCGCTGGTGGCCGACTGGCTGGCCGACCATCTGGGCCGGCTCGCAGGGTGGCCGCTGCCGCAACACGCGGCGAGGCTGACCACGGCGGCGGACAGGGGCGCACCGGCGTTGGCGGTGACACCGGTGAATGAAGCGGACTTTGCGCCGGCCGCCGCCAAGCTGCGCCTCAAGGAAGACGGCCTGCACTGGCCCGCGGATCGGCGTTTCGCGCTGCTGATGGCCGCGGACGGCTGGCAGGTGCTGACGCTCACCGAAGTGGAGCCCGAGAGGCTGTGGCTCACCGAGCCGCTGGCGCGGGCGGTTCCCGCGGGCGCGCTCGTGATGCCTTTAGTCGATGGCGTGGCGACGGATCCTGCCGAGTTCGCACAGTGGGTGCCAGGCGTCAATGCAGGCAGCGTCATCGCGCAGGTGGCCTTCGAGCTGCCGCCGGACGAAGGGCGGCTCGACGATCCCTGGCTCGACGGCCTACCCGTCTGGCCCGATGGCAACTGGCGCGACGACCCCACCAATACGGCGCAGGGCGTGGTCACGCGGCAGGACCTCTCGCCCGCCGACCCCTGGGTCCGCCGTGACGACCCGTGGCCGACGACGACCTTCCAGCGCCGGTTTCTGGCGGCCGGGCGTGAAGACATCGCCCGCTGGCGCGCGCGGCTGTACCGCGCCCAGGGGAGGCTCGGTGCCTGCTGGCTGCCCGACGGGCTGGCCCCGGTGCTGCGCGTGCAGGACGAGGCCGACGCGGATGCGGGCTATTTGCGCGTGGACGCCGAGGCCAGCGCCGCCTTCTGGCACCGCCCAGCCGCTGCGCTGATCCTGCACCCCGACGGCACGCGCCAGGCCGTGCTCACCGCCACCTGCCATCACGACGGCTGCGGCGTGCTGGTGCTGTGCTCCGGGCTCGAAGCCCCCGTTCCGGCCGGCAGCCGCGTCGTGCGTCTTTCGCGCTGCCGGCTCGACCACGACGCGGTGGAGTTCCATTGGCACACCCCCGAGCTGGTCGAGATCCCCCTGACCCTGCACCGGCTGCCCGAGCCGCGCGGCAACGATCTCATCACGTACACCCCGTCCTGACCATGAGCGAGAGCCCCCTGTTCGAGGTCGAGCTCTACGCCTTCGAAGGCGCGAGCGGCAGCTTTCGGCTCACCCCGCACGAGTTCGACGTGGAGATCGGCGGCCAGCGCTACGAGCGCTGCCCCCTCGAGCGCAGCGCGCTCGCGCTCGGCGCCGAGGCGGCCAAGTCGGCGCTGGAGTTGAAGCTGCCGCCCGACCACGCGCTCGTGCGGCATCTGCTGCAGGTCACCCTCACCGGCGAGGCGACCGCGGTGCGGCTGCGCGTGGCGCGGCGCGCCGACTGGGGCGACTATTGGTGGCTTTTCGGCACGCGCTGGATGGGCCGCGTGCTCGGGGTGGAGGTGGCCGATGACGCAGCACGCATCCGCTGCGAGTCCGCCCAGGTGAGCTTGAAGCGCATTGGTCTCAGGCGGCTCTACAGCCGCGCGTGCTCGCACGTGTTGTATTCGGCGGCGTGCGGGGCCACGCCGATCACTGCCAGTGCCACGGTGATGCAGGTCTTGGGCCGCAGCGTCGCGTTCGAGGGCGGCGTGCCTGCGGCCGTGGCCGGCATGCTCGCCGGCGGCTGGTTGCAGACGCCGGCCGGCGCGCGCCACATGATCGTCTGGGAAAACCTCTACGATGTAGAGCTGCTCTACCCGGTGCCGCTGGCCACCGGCACCAGCGTGATCCTGACCGCCGGTTGCGACCACAGCACGGCAACCTGCCACTCCCGTTTCGACAACCTCGCCAACTACGGCGGCTTCCCCTTCATCCCGTCGAAGAACCCGTTCTCGACGGGCGTCTTCTGAACCCGCAGAACCTCCCATGTGGTACCTCGCCGTCATCGTCGTCGCCGCGCTGGTCTCGGTCGCGCTCGCGCCCAAGCCGCCCGCCCCGAAACCCGCCGAACTCTCCGACCTCGACGCACCCACGGCCGAAGAGGGCCGACCGATCCCGGTCGTCTTCGGCGCGGTGGCGCTGCGCGGGGCGAACGTCGTGTGGTACGGCGACCTGGAGGCCGAGCCGATCAAGAAGAAGGGCGGCAAGAAATGAGCGCCGACGTCCTCGTCACCATCGCCCATGTGCGCGCCGCGGGTCTGTGTGTGCACGGCACGCGCACCTGGTTCGCGCGCCAGGGCCTGGACTTCCGGGCCTTCCTCGCCCACGGGCTGCCCGCCTCCGTGCTGCTGTCCACCGGCGACGCGATGGCGCGGCGCGTGGTCGAGGTCGCGCAGGCCGGCCATGAGGAGCCGCGCTGATGGGCGGCCGCCGCAAGAAGCAGACCGTCGGCTACCGCTACCGGATCGGGATGCACTTGGTGCTGTGCCAGGGGCCGGTGGATGCGGTGCAGGAGATCCAGATCGGAGACCGCACCGCCTGGGGCGATGCGAGCCGCGCGCCGCTGCCGAGCGGCCATGGGCTGGGGCGCCTGCGCATCGATCGGCCCACGCTCTTCGGCGGCGACGAACGCGAAGGCGGCGTGGTGGGCGACCTCGACGTGCTCGCGGGCAGTGCCGCGCAAGGCCGCAACGACTATCTGATGAGCCGCCTGGGGGAGGCCATCCCGGCGTTTCGCGGGGTGTTGTCGATCGTGGCGCGCAAGATCCTGTTCGCCGCGAACAACCCCTACCTCAAGCCCTGGGCGGTGCGGGTGCGGCGCTTCACGGCGGGCTGGCACGACGAACCATGGATGGATTGGCTCGCCGAGGTGAGGACCTGGGATGCCGACACCGGCACCTCTCTCACCGTCGGCATGAACACGGCCCACATCCTGGTGCAATGCCTCACCGACCCGCACTGGGGCATGGGCTATCCGCAGAGCACGCTGGGCTCAAGCTTCTGGAACGCGGCCTGGGCCCTGTCCAGCGAAGGCTTCGGCCTGAACTTGGTCTGGACGCGCCAGCAGCCGATCGAGGCCTTCATCGCCCAGGTGCTCGACCACATCGGCGGCATCCTCTACCTCGACCCGGAGCAGGGGACCTTCGAGCTCAAGCTCCTGCGCGACGATTACTGGCTCGAGGGCCTGCCGCTCCTGGGCCCCGACGAGATCGTGCGCATCGAGCGCTTCGAGCGCGCGCAGTGGGGGGAACTGCCCAACGAGATCACCGTGGTCTACACCGACTGGGCCACCGGCAAGGAGGCCACCGTCACGGTGGAGAACCTCGCCGCGATCCAACTGCAAGGCGGGGTGATCAACCAGCGGCGCGACTATCCGGGCGTCAACTTTGGTCCGCTGGCCGCGCGGCTGGCGCTGCGCGACCTGCGCGCACTCGGCTCGCCCCTGGCGCGCATGACCTTGACCATCGCCCCCTCCGCCCTGGAGCGTCCGCCCCTGCCGGGGGACGTGTTCCTGCTGCATTGGCCGCGGCTGGGCATCGAGCGCATGGTAGTGCGCGTCACCGGCATCGACACCGGAGCGCTGGGCGCCACCGAATGGCGCATCGAGGCGGTGGAGGACGTCTTCGGCCTAGGCCAGACCGTGCTCACGCCCACCCCGCCGCGCGTGGAGGAGCCGCCGCTGGAGGCGCTGCCGCCGGCCCTGGTGCTGGCGGTCGAGGTGCCGTACTGGGAACTCGCGCGGCGGTTCTCCCGCGCCGATCTCGCCACCCTCACCGACACCGACACCTACGTGGGGGCCTTGGCCTGCGCGGGCGGTACGGGGCAGTTGAACTGGCAGCTCGCCACGGGGCCCGCGAGCGCCGATCTCGAGGCGGTGGTCGCAGAGGACTATGCGCCGCTGCTGCGGCTGGATGCCA